ATATCCCCTAGTTCTTGGCAGGCATATATTGGAAATAAAAACCCGACAAAAGACGAAAAGCAAGCAATAAGAGTAAAGAATCCAGGATATGCGGAATCCTGGTATAAATCTCAATTAAGAAACATGCGTAAGCAAAGAACTGTAGACTACTTTAATAATAAATATGGACTAAGTCTAAATGATTTTGATGTTGCAGATTCGTTTGGAATTGCACATTATGCAAATAAGGTTTTAACAGAACGATGAAATTATACCAAAGCCAACCGTGGCTATACCGTAGATATGTTGTACAAAAAAAGACTGTGTCTGAAATTGCTGCCGAATGCAACGTTTCTTTGATGACAATACAAAGATACCTAGAGAAGTTTGGAATGATAAAGAAACGATGAAGTTTACACATAAGGTTTTCCATTTAGATAAAGACGATCAAAGGCTAGAGTTGTTTAATGATATGAATAACTATATGGCACAATACTCAGAAGAGCTAGATACCCCAACAATATCTATATCCAATAATATAGATCTTGAGTGCTTTTATGAGGATAACCCCCTAGTCAAGTTTGATAAAGGTGGATATGAATTTAATAATGAGGTTGGATGGCGGTACGGAGAACTAGGTATTTGGGCAAGTAATATAACAGCCTACATTAATTTCTTAAAAACAGATAAAGATTATTTAATTCTTATGGAAGATGACATAGAGTACTTCCCAGGATTTTTTGAGAATCTTCTTAAATACATGGACCAATTAAATCCAGACTGGGATTTGTTTTTTTACTATGCCCCTGGAAATACAAATGCTGGAGAGTTTTATCCAGAAGAGGACGATGTTTGTAAAGCATATCAGGATTGGTCATGCTTATGTTATGTAGTAAATAGAAAAGCTGCAGAAAAAATAATTAAGGATGTAAATACAAATCCAATAAATCTACCGATAGATTATTACTTTTTTAGACAACCAGAAAAATATAATTGTTACACCGTAAAGCCAACTTCAAAACTATATTGTAAAATATCTGGCTTAGAGTCGACATTTCAAACAAAACAGCAAAGAAAGGTCTTGGCATAATGGGATACTCTGATCCAGAAAATAAACCTTGGGCTATTGAAAAAATTAAAGAAATTAACCCAAAGACAGTCCTTGATTGCGGAGCAGGAGCAGGAACCTATTTAGACTTAATTAAATCTAATATTGGAAACGATGTAATTGTTCTAGGGGTGGAAGCATGGTATCCATCAATCATTAAATATAGCCTAGAAGAAAGATATGATTTTTTATATCCAATAGATGTAAGAACTATGGATGATTTTAAATTTGATCTAGTTATATTGGGCGATATATTAGAGCATATGCCAATGAAAGATGCGGTAGATCTTTGGAATAAAATTAAACAAGACGCTAAGTATGCTTTAATATCTATTCCAATAATTCATTATCCACAGGGGGCTGTGGATGATAATCCATATGAGGTTCATGTAGAAGAAGACTGGACTACAGAAAAAGTTTTACAAAACTTCTTTTACAAAACTTCAGCAATATAGTAGAATATAAAGAATTCCAGCAGACAGGAGTTTTTATAGCAAAATTTAGAGAGGAAAATAATGCTTAAGCCAGTATTTGGAGACACAAAAGATTTCCACTGTGATGACCTATATTTAAAAACGGTAGGAACTGGGGCGGGACATCAGATATGGGAAGCCTGTCATGAAATTGCTCAAATGCTCATAGATAAGAATATATCCTACGGCAACTCAGCACTTGACCCAATTAGAATATTCTCAACATCAGACTCAGTAGAACAATTAAAGGTCAGAATTGATGACAAATTAAATAGAGTTAAAAATAATCAAGGCTTTGCTGGAGACAATGATATTGACGATTTGATCGGATATTTGGTTCTATATAAGATAGCTAAGGCAAAAATCGATAAATCTAGTTGATTTTTTAGTCGACTAGGATTATAATGAGTATATATGGAAATTGAACTAACTGATCATTATGATCGAATGAATAAAGTTGTAGGGGAATTACTTAAGGGTAATAATCCTAGCCAGATTGCCACCATAACGGGTTTTAAGCGGGCAGAGGTCTTAGAGTATATCGACCAGTGGAAAGAGGTCGTTAGAAACGATTCTACGGCTCGTGAGAGGGCTAAGGAAGCCATCTCTGGCGCTGACCAACATTACGCTATGTTAATTAAAGAGGCCTGGAAGACCGTAGAGGATGCTGACCAAGCTGGCCAATTAAATGTAAAAGCCACCGCCCTAAAACTAATTGCAGATATTGAAGGCAAAAGAATTGGTATGCTTCAAGAGGTAGGCTTACTAGATAATGCAGAATTAGCAACTCAAATTGCAGAAACAGAACACAAACAAGATATCCTCGTAAAGATTCTTAAAGAAGTAACAGCAACCTGTCCTAAATGTAAAATGGATGTGGCCAAGCGCTTGTCTCAAATAACTGGAATTGTCGAACCAGTTGTAATTGAAACAGAGGAAGTACGTGGATCTTAATTTCAATGATCTAATAGATATACTTGACGGCGAAGAATTTGATGAGCGTCCAGTAGATCTGCGTACATTTGTAACTAGTCCAGAGTATCTTGGGCTACCACCACTTTCAGAATATCAATATACATTAATTGAAAAGTCTTCTCAGATTTATAAAGAATCAACGCTTATCAAACTCTTTGGAGAAACTGATGGCAAAACTAGATTCAAGCAAACCTGTAATGAAGTTATTGCTCAATTAGGAAAAGGTTCTGGAAAAGACTATTGTTCAACTATTTCTGTTTCTTACATTGTATACCTACTATTATGCCTTAAAGATCCAGCAACATATTATGGAAAGCCACCTGGAGACACAATTGATATCCTTAATATTGCTATTAATATATATTCAATGTATCGTGGATCTGTTATTTCTCGTTTTCCAGACTTCGGAAAGGTAATTTTGCTTTCTTTCCCTCGTTTTAAGAATGACCCTATTCAAAAGTTTTATGATGCGGTGGTGGCAGAAAAAGATACCATCGTAAGAAGCAAGTTATTAAAGATGGACGAGGATTTGCCAGAAGGAACAGAAGGTAATGAGATTACAGTAGAATGGGAAGAAGATCATATTAAATCATATCTATTCCCTAGAACCTATGCAATTAAAAGACCAACATGGGAAGTAAATCCAACTAAAAAGATTGAAGACTTTAAAGTAGACTTTTATAGAGATATGCCAGATGCCCTAAGCAGGTTTGCCTGTATGCCACCAGAGGCTATAGATGCATTCTTTAAGTCAAGGGAAAAAATTGAAAAGGCTTTTAATAACACAGCATTAGCTATTGATGAATTTGGAAGAATGGAATCATGGTTTCAGCCAGATCCAGAAAAAGAATATTTCATGCATGTAGACCTTGCACAAAAGCATGACCATTGTGCTGTAGCAATGTCACATGTTAGAAATTGGGTAAACATAAAAGTTACCGACACATATTCTCAACCAGCACCAATCGTAGAGGTTGATGCGGTAAGATATTGGACTCCAACTGCAGATAAATCTGTAGACTTCTCTGAAGTAAGAGACTACATACTTTCTTTAAGAGCAGCAGGATTTAATATTAAGGTTTGCAGTTTTGACCGATGGAATTCTCATGACATGATGCAGCAACTAAAAGCATATGGAATTAATACAGAGACATTGTCTGTAGCTAAAAAACATTATGATGATATGGCTATGATTGTTTTAGAAGAAAGATTATCTGGACCTCATGTGCCATTATTGATAGATGAGCTGTTGCAATTAAAGATCATGAGAGATAAGGTAGACCACCCTAGAAAAGGATCCAAAGACTTGGCGGATGCAGTTTGCGGTTCTATTTATAATGCTATAAGTAAAACCAAAAAAGATAATATCGATGAGGTACAAATACATACTTACGACTCTCTAACATGGGATAGAGAAGAAGAAGTTGCAACGAGAAGCAATGTTATTCGTGCTCCAAAGATGCCAGATCACCTAAAAGATGTACTAGAAGGAATGGAAATAGTATGAGTATATATCAAGATAAAGCTAAAGAATGTAAATGTTGTGGCAAGCATGTTCCACTTCCAACGGTATTAAAAGAGTACAACGGGGTGATGCTTTGCCCAACGACATTTGCAAATGTAATAGAATATAAGAGACTATGGAAAACTATTGGCTCCAGGCCACCTGGTAGCACTAGAAAACATTTTTCTGATTATGTTCAACAATTGGTTGAAAATACCATTGACAAAAATGATGACGGGACGATACAGTAATGTCAGAAAACAAAGAATCAATACACAAAGAAAACATACTGAAGCTTAGGGCTGAGGGCAAAACCTATACAGAAATACAGAAGATATTAGGCTGCTCAAAAGGAACTATCTCGTATCACCTTGGCGATGGTCAAAAGCAGAAGTCTTTAAAAAGAGGAAACTTAACAAAGGCTAAGCTCAGAAGAGAAGTCTGGAAAATAAAAGAAGATTCTGGATGTGTAGACTGTGGAGAGAAGTATCCACACTATATGCTAGAGTTTGATCATAAGCCAGAGTTTGTATACTATCTAGGAGTATAATAGGAATATGGACTACAGTTCAGAAGATTATGAAGATGATATGAGGCTGGCCCACTATCTTGAAATAGGTGCTGTCGAAGTGGCTGGAGTTGCAGAAGACGGCGAAATGATATTTGCAATTAGCGAAGATGCTAAGGACATAGCCCCAGAATTATGGGAAGCTCATATGGAATATGTAGATAAAACTCTTTTAGATCTGTATGAAAAAGAATTAATTAATATAGAATATGATGAAAATCTAGAAGCAACTATAACCTTGAGCGATGAAGGACTTAGGATTGCAAAAGAAAAAGGTGTATTGCCAATTGATATACCAGAAATACCAAATAACTAGGAGGAAATATGCCATACGACGTTAAACAAAATGTAGCAGGATGCAAAGGTTGGGCAGTAGTAAATGAAAATGGCGAACTTAAAGGATGTCACCCAAGCAAGTCAAGAGCAGCTGCACATCAAAGAGCCCTATATGCTGCGACAGCCAACGAAGAAAAAATGAAAGAAAAAAAGAAGAAAATCTTCTAGACTTTTAAAATTCAGATTTGATATAATATATGTGGGTCGCCAATAGGGGCCCACATAAATTAACTTATTCGCTTAATAGGAGGAATAAAATGGTAACAACATATACATGGGACCTTTTTAAGGACCCATTTTTTATTGGCTTCAATCGTGAACTAGATAGACTTTCAAGAGTTCACAGCCACGCATCAAACTCAACATATCCACCATACAATGTCATTAAGACAGATGATGAGGATAAATTCATGATCGAAATTGCAGTAGCTGGATTTGCTAAAGAAGATCTAGACATTTCTGTAAAAGATCAAACACTAACCGTTAAGGGTGAAATTAAAGAAGCTAAGGATGATGCTAAATTTGTGCATCGTGGAATTGCTGCTCGTAAATTTACCCGTGAATTTGCCCTTGGTGAGTACATCGAGGTAATTGGTGCGAAGGTCGAAAATGGCATGCTTACAATTGATTTAGAGCGTGTAATTCCTGATGAGGAAAAGCCAAAGACAATCAAAATCAAATAAATAGTATAATAAAGGTCTGCATCCCGTCACTGGGAAGTCGCAGACTATAAGCGGGCTGCTACCCGTGGATACACCTGAGCATGTGTCTAAACTGCTCTTCAAAATTTAAGGAGAATCGTGTACGAATATAGAATAAAGCAAGTTACAAAAATAGTTGATGGCGATACCATCGACGTAGACATAGATCTTGGATTTAGCATATCTTATTCACAGAGATTGCGTCTTGCTGGTATTGATACTCCAGAATCTAGAACAAAAGATAAGTTTGAAAAAACACTTGGCCTAGAGTCAAAAGAATATCTTAAATCAAAGTTTAAAGAAGCAAAAGACATAGTTGTTAAGACAGAGCTTCCAGATAGTTCAGAAAAGTATGGAAGAATTCTTGGGTGGGTCTATGTTAACGGAAGTTCGAAGTCTGTTAACGAACAAATGATAGAAGACGGATATGGCTGGTCATATATGGGTGAAACCAAGGTAAGGGACTTCTCAGTCCTTGCGGAAAGAAGGAAAAAGAGCGGTAAGTAATGCCATCGTACGACTATAAATGCACGATTTGTAATCATAGCAAGGAAATCAATACAATGGTTAAGCAGTTTGGAACATTCGGTATCCAGTTTAAAGGTTCTGGGTTTTACAAAACAGACAACAAAAAGTAGTTAACTAATTTCATTTAACATGTTTTAGATGTTATAATTCAAATGTTACTTAAACAAGTTATGTAACATTTGAGGTAGTTAATTGACTAGAAAGATCAGGCTATTCTTGCTGGGCGCTCTCGTGAGCGGCTGGCTTTTTTTAGTTGCACCTACAATAGTATATGCTAATGAGACTGGTGGATCAGAGCAGGTAGTTGTAAGTCCAGCACAACAGGCGGTCAACACGGCACTTGAAACAGCTACAACAGAGGTTCAGCAGGCAGTTGATGCAACTGCTAGCGCTACTACAGAAATATCACAGGCGCAAGCCGATTTACCTATAGCTCAGGCGGCAGTATCAGATATATCTCCAGCAATAACAGCGGCACAATCTGATGTAAATCAAATACAGACAGATATCAATACAATAAATTCAGTAGACTTACAAACAAATCCAATTGATCAAAGCTCTCAAGCAATTCAGGATGCTAAGCAAAATGTATTAGATGCAATGGCAACAGTTGCCATACTTGCTTCAGAAATATCTCAGGCAGAGCAAGCAGCGTTAAATCTTACTACATCTAGAACAGAAGCAGTATCTGCACAATCTACTGCACAAACAGAATTAACTCAGGCTAATATTGCAATTGATAATGCTCAGAATGCGGTAAATGCATTACAGGCTACTATTGGAAATACTACAAATGTTTTAGCTGGAATAGACGATGCTGGCGTTCAAATGAACCTACCTTTTGGGTTATTAATGGGTGGAACTTTATATAATAATGTATATGTTGGATCCAATGCTACTGTTACATTTGGAGTTAATGAAGGAGCAAATTATTATTCTACTCCGAATGCGCCTTCAGTTTCTATTGCTGGATGGGACTGGACTACTTGGAGTACAGGAACTGGAATTACATATTCAACAACAGGTTCATCATTAGATATTGCATGGGATCTTCGTCCATATCCACAACAAGATGCTTCAACTCAAATGGTTCAAATTAGATTTAATGCGGATGTAAATCCAAATGATGGTGCATGGATGGCAAATGTAACTGCCACTGGACCAATTCCAAATGGTGCTAGATTTAATTATAGAGAAACTACCAATGGAACAATTATTCCGATTGAAGATACAAATACTGGTTCTGGTTTTGCTGGACAAATAAGTCAGGGTACTGCATTTACTCCGTATGTAGATCCAAATACATCAACTGTTCAGGCAGCAGTAGATGCGGCAAATGCAGCTATTACACAATTAAACCAAAGCCTTAGTCCAGTTGTTGCTCAAAATTCTATAAACAACTCTGCTCTTTCTACATTACAATCTGGAATTAATTCGATAAATAATACTATTAATTCTGCCAACTCTACAAAAAATAGCCTTCAGTCTACTTTAACAACTAGATCTAGTGATTTAACTTCAGCTATAAATAATAATATCCCTACCCCTGCTCCAATATTAGCAGAGCCAGTAATTGATGGTACTACAGTAACAATTGTTCCTGAATTACCAACAGGGTACACAGCAAATACTTGGTTTTATCAAGTAGTAACGGATGACCCTAATGCGGTAAATCCATATGAAGGGCAGACACTAAATACTGATGGAGCTCCAGAATCTATTCAGTTAACTGGATTGACAGAAGGAGCAACATCAGAAGGAGCAACATATACAATAAGAGTTGCTAACTGGTCTGGACCTGTCAGTCAATATGCCGAGACTGTTATTTCAATTCCAACAACACAGAGCTCTAATTTAACTAGCGGATCTTCTTATGTTCCAGTTGATAACAGCGAACAAACTCCACCAGACGAGACCAATCCAAATGAAGGTGAGAATACAGAAACTGAACCGACTCCTGATGATCCTGATCTCTCAGAACCAATTCAAGAGCCTGAATCTCCCGAAACGGATACACCTGAACCTGATGAGTCTTCATCCAACGACGAACAAGATAGTACTCCTGAAGAAAATGTGGATGAGTCTGATGAAAGTTCACAAGAAGATAATACACTATCTGTTGAAGAAATACAAGAAGCAATAACTGAATTTATTGAAGATGGAAACATAACAGCGGGAGATGCAGAAGCAATAATAGAAGCATTGTCAGCCGATGGAGAAATATCTTCAGAAGAAGTAGCTAATTTGTCCGAAGCTTTAGCAGAAGATGGAGTACTTACTTTAGTAGAAAAAGATATTGTTGCCGAAGCATTGGTTGAGTCTGCAGATGGCTCTGCAATAGAAGCCGCAGATATAGCAGCAGCAGGTCTTGAATACCGTGATCTTCCACCACAAATTCCAGTGGAGGTAAGAGAAGATGCTAATGGAAATTCAGTAGTTATTACAGCAGAAGTAGCATCAGCATTATTAACATTAGAAAGTCCAGCTGCTCTTGTAGGAGCAATTGCTGGATGTTTTAATCCAGATGAAGCAATTGAAGGTTTAACAGAAGAACAAAAGTGTGAGGTATTTAAAGCACTAGCAAATATTGGTGCAGATATGAGCCCACAGGAAAGACAAAAGGCTAAGGAAGTGCTTGTTGCAGCAGTTTTAGTTGGGCAAGTAATTCTTGGTAGCTCAATTTTGAGAATAAGGGGGTAAATATGAACTGGTTGAAAAAGAGATTATTGGCTATTCTTAGCGAGAACTTTACATTCCTAGGCTTTTTCGTAGCATGGGTTGTTCTAGAGGGTAGCGCAAAAACAGTAGTCGGATACGTGACCCTGGCCTCAGTAGCCCTATGGTTTTTAACTATAGGTATTAGAGAAAGGGCCGAAAAAGAAGAAGAATAGCAATATTAAGCCAAATTTGCTATAATGGTTCTATGAAAAAATTAAAGGTGTTTTTGGCGTCTAGCCTTTTAGTAGTATCTTTAAGTGGATGTGGATATGATGGTCACTACCGATATCCATGCCAAGATCCTGCTAATTGGGAAAGCGCAGAATGTAAGCCACCTATCTGTACAGCTAATGGAGCATGTCCAGAAGATTTAGCAGGACCGAAGGAAACAGCAAATGGCTAAAGAAAGATTAACCCCAGCAGAATTAGATGCACGTCTTAAATTTATTTTAGGAATTACATTAGGATCTATTCTATT